AGGCCAGCATGGATGCCTATGCCGGCAACAATCACACGCTCGGCATCAAACTGGCCAAGAACGGCGTTGGCATTGATCAGTCTGAGTGCCGCGCTTTCAGCGGCTCTACTGGGCAGATTGCAAAGCTCTTCTGCTTCTGGATGGTTGAGCTTGCTGATGATGATGAGGTTGCGCTTTATGTAGCCAACATCAGCGACACAACCACGATCCAATTCCAACGTGGTCGTATCAGCGCGATCGAGGTGCGCAGCTGATGGCCAGCATCCGTGAGCAGATCCTTCAATCACTGACCACGACGCTGGCGGCCACCACTGGCGTGCGTGCGGTCTACCGCTCACGCGCTGAGGCTTTCGGCCGTAGCGAGGCGCCAGTGCTGGTCATTCAGTCCGGCCCCGGACGCGCACAGCGTCACAGCACCTGCAAGCTGCATCACACGCTTGACGTTGAGGTGATCGTTCACACCCGCGGCGCAACACCAGACAGCCTCGCTGATCCGATCATCGTGTCGGCTCATGCGCTGATCATGGCCGACACCACGATCGGCGGCCTAGCGGTGGACATCGTGCCAACCAACAGCGACCCACAGATTGATCCAGGCGATCTGTCGAGCATGTGGTGGGTTCATACCTATGAAGTGCAATATCGAACCCGTGACGCTGATCTGACGCAGGCTTGATAGCGTGACGTGATCAGGGCATCACGTTATGGCTCGCAACTCATCAGTTCCATCCATTCCGCCGCTTCCCTCAGGCGGTGGATCCTATGAACTCAAAGATGGGCAATGGATCTGCACGCAGCGAACAGCGCAGCCCGGTGAAGTGGAGCCCTGCCAGAATGAATCCGAAGCAGCTGCCCCAATCATTGAGGACTGACCATGGCATTGTGGCGCAACCGACTGGCCTTGGTGAAGGCCGAATCGACCTACAACACCAATCCAACGCCAGCGGCCACTGATGCGCTGCTGTTCACTGAGCTGGATGTGCAACCGCTCAGCCTGGAGCTGATTGAGCGCGAAACGATCCAGCCCTATTTCGGCAACCGCGCCAGCATCGTCGGTCAGCGTTCGGTGCCGATCAGTGCCACTGTTGAAATGGCGGGCAGCGGCACAGCAGGTACTGCACCGCGTTACGGCCCGATGCTGAAGGCTTCCGGCCTTGGCGAAACCATCGTGTCCAGCACCAGCGTCACCTATGCGCCGGTGGCGACTGATTTCAGCAGCTACGCGATGGACTTCTATATCGACAACGGCAGCCGGCAAGCCATCGGTGGCATCCGCGGTACTGCTGAACTGTCGCTGAGCGTGGGCGCTATCCCGACGATTGCCTTCTCTCACATGGGCATCTGGTCGGCTCCTACTGCTGTTGCACGCCCTAGCGAGACCTACAGCGCACAGGCCTCACCAGTAGCCGTGAACGCTGACAACACCGCGACGGTGAGCGTGCATGGCTTCTCTGCCTGCATGACGGAGTTCAACCTCAGCCTTGGCACTGAGATGGTGTTCGAGCAGAAAGCCGGCTGCACAAAACAGGTGCGGTTGACGGATCGCAAGACCACCGGCAGCATCACGATCGAGCTACCAGCCTTCGCCACCAAGGACTTCATCGCAATCGCCAGCGCTCAAACCGAAGGCACGATCAGCTGGGTGCATGGCGGCACCGCGGGCAACATCATTACCTTTACGGCTGCGCAGGCTGCCTTCGATTCGCCCACGTTCGTTGAGACTGACAGCGTGACCCACATCACGCTGCCATTCCGTCTGATGCCAACCTCAGCCGGCAACGACGATTTCACCCTCGCGTTCACCTGATCTGCATGGCTTTTGTCCTTGAGCAGTCGCCCACCTTCTCTCATCCGATCACGATCCGTGAGGTGCTTGATGGCGGCAAGATCCGCACGCATCAGTTCACTGCGATCTTCAACCGTCTGACCCAGACCCGGATGGAGGAGGTGCAGCTGCAGTATCAGGCCATCCAGGTCGCCGCTCGACGCGGAGAGGCAATCGACGGCATCCCTACCCGGGAGATCGCCAGCGAGATCCTGGCCGGATGGGAGGGCATCACCACCGCTGATGGTGAGCCGGTGGAGATGACATCAGCCACCAAGGCGCAGCTGTTGGATCGTGCTGCGGTGGCCGATGCGCTGGTGGTGACGTTCTTCGATGCGCACGAGAAGGCACGAGCAAAAAACTGACCGGCGCCGTTGATCACCTGTTTGCAAGCAAGGGTGACACGGCGCAGCTGCAGGCTGATGCTGCGGCCTATGGCGTCATCTTGGAAAGCCATCATCTGGAGCCTGAGACCTACACGCTGTGGGCTGAGCTAGCGCCGGTGGTGGGATTGTTCCAGCGATGCCTGACGCAATGGCGCACTGGTGGCGCAGGTGTGATCGGTTTGGACTATGTGGCGGTAGTGCAGATTGCCGGCATCATTGGATTAGAGCTCACCGCTGCGATGATGGAGGACATACAGCTGATGGAGCTTCATGCCCGTGAGCTGATCAACCGCAAGGCCGGAGGCAGCTGATGGCAGTCATGGAAGCGCTGCTGAAGATCAGGGCAGATGTCACCGGCACCGGTGCGGTCGATCAGCTGGGCAAGTCGATCGGGAATGCAACTGACAAGTCAAAGGGTCTTGGTGATGCCTTTGTGCGTCTTGGCAATGTCGGCCGCAGTCTTGGTGGTGTGTTGGCATCAATCGGTGTGGGAGCGCTTGCGGCTAACTTTGCGCGAGCTGGCATCGAGTCGAGCAGGACGGAGAAGCGGATCGCCAATCTTGCTGGGCAGTTTGGCGAGACTCAAAAACTGACTGAGTTTGCAGCTAAGGCGGCTGAGCGCTACGGCATCGGTCAGACGCAGGCGGCCAATGCAGTGGCGGATCTGTACGCACGTTTGCGCCCTACTGGATCGTCATTGGATCAGATCCAGACGGCTTTCGTTGGCGTGAACAATGCAGCGGCTCAGATGGGCCTAACTGCTGATCAGACCGACAATGTGATGTTGCAGCTGAGCCAGGCTTTAGGCTCCGGCAAGCTGCAAGGCGATGAATTTCGCAGTGTTATGGAACAGCTGCCCAGCATTGGCCAAGCTGTTGCCAAAGTGCTTGGCACCAATGTTGCTGGGCTAAAAGAGCTTTCATCATCTGGCGCGATCACGTCTGAAGTTCTACTGAAGGCATTAGGTGAACTAGCCAAGGCTGAACCACCACCACCGGATGCCTACAAGCTCTATCAGGCTGCGGTGGCTGATCTCAGCACAGCCATCGGTGAAAAGCTGCTGCCGGCGCTGACGCCATTGGTGCAGCTTGCCACGCAAGCCATTGATGTCTTCTCGATGTTGCCCGAGCCAGTGCAGACGCTAGTTGTTGCTGTTGGTGGGTTGGCCGCTGCTTTTGTTTTGCTGGCTCCTGCGATCGCTGCTATCTCAACTGCGGTCACAACGATTGGGCCTTTGTTTACTGGTATCAGTGCAGCAGTTGGCGGCATTGTTGCTGCCATGACTGGCAGCGGTGGACTGCTTGCAGCCATTGCTGCAGTGTTCACCGGCCCTGTGGGCTGGATTGCCCTGGCTGTGGCAGCTGGCGTGGCCATCTATGCCTTCCGCGATCAGATCGCTGCCGCCTTCAAAGTGATCGGCGAGGTGGTGCAGGCCGCGGCCAAGTTTTTCTACGACATCTATGTCAAGCCAGTGATCGACGCTGGCGACCTTGTGGTGCGTGGCCTGAAGTCGGCCTTCAGCTCCCTGGCCAGCATCCTCACCAGCCCGTTCAAGAGCGCTGTAGACAGCATCAAAGGGCTATTCCGCAGCTTGCTGCAGTTCGTGGCCAATGGCATCAATCAAGCCACCAGCAGCATCAGGACGCTGATCTCGAATTACAACCGGATCCCGACGCTGCCGGATGTGCCCAACATCCCTACGGTCTCCGTGCCGGCTTTTGCCGCTGGTGGTGTCGTCTCGCGGCCGACCCTCGCCATGATCGGTGAAGCCGGCCGTGAGTACATCATCCCCGAGGACAAGATGGCCGCAGCAGCAGCCAACTACCTCTCAGGAGCTCGCGGTGAGGCTGTGATCCCTGCTTTCGCCAACGGAGGCACGGCTGGCGCTGCTGCTGGTGGTGGTGCAGCCAACACCACCGTGCAGATCACAACCGGCCCCGTGTTGCAGCAGGACGGCCAGCGCTACGTCACCATTGGCGACCTGGAGCGGGCCCTGCAGGACTATGGCGCCCAGATCTTCCGCAATAGCCGCTCCTATGGCGGCCGGCGCTATCAGGGGGCCTACTGATGAGCAACAGATCTCAAAGCCAGTATCTGCGGATTTTTGACAGCAGCACCACCTACGTCAGGTGGCAGACCTACTACGTCAACCAGACGATCACACTGGATGAGGCCAGCTGGACCTACATGCCCTTCAGCGCCAGCGGCATCACTGAATCCGGCGCCAGTGGCGGCAAGTCTGTGACCCTGACCGTGCCCGCCACCAACAGCGTGGTTGAAGCCTTCAATCTGGCGCTCAGCTATGGCCGCTTCTGTGAGCTAAAGATCTATGAGTTCGATAGCCGCCTCGACAACACCGCACCGCAGGCTGGGCAGACTCTGATCGGGTCATACACCGCCGAGGTGGTGGATGTATCAGGCACCTTCACGAGACTCGATGTGGAGCTCGGAAGTAGCTTGTCACCAGTCGGCGCTCAGGTGCCGCCTAGGAAGTTCACTACCTATCAGATCGGATCACCGCTGCGGATATGAGCCTCAACATCTCCGATCCGCTGTCCCTCCTGGCTTATCAGAGCGGCCTGGCTGATCCGCCGCTTGTGGAGGCCGCCGCGCAGGCTGCTGATGACCTAACAGCGCAGCAGCGGGCCTACAAGATCGGTGATCCGGTGCCGATCGTCTTCTGCCGACGTGTGTCGGGCAATGGTGGCGTGATGGTGGCCCCTGGCGCCACAGAAGCCCGCTATCAGAACGATGGCACCACCAACGCATTGACAGTGAGCACGATGGTGGTCCTCAGTGAAGGTGAGCTGCCGCAGATCGACTTGGCCGATTGCTTTGTGGGCCCATGCCGCCAAGGGACCTGGAACCAGACCTATGACCGCAGAGCCGGCACCTGGACGCCAGGCAACTTTGTCACCACTGTGGTTGACAAAGATCCATGGTCTTGTCCGTATTACTGCGGCACGTCAGGGCGCTACGAAGATATGACGACGATGAGCTGCGTCAACACGTTTGTGGACGGCAGCGAACGATGGGAGCATCAGCTGCACGTCTTTGTGCGCGAAGGCATCAAGATCACGCGCATTATTGACAGCACGCTGGGGCCTAGCAACAACGTGATCGACCTGGCCCTCTACCTGATGGACAAGTCAGGCCGGATCCCGAGCACACTGATCGACAGCACACAAATGCTGGCCGCGGCCAACTTCACCGAGACAAACGGGCTGCACTTTAATGGCGTCTTCCAAGAGAGCCTGAACCTGGATGAATGGCTTGAGCAGATCAGCAACGACTATCTGCTGCGCCTAGTGGAGCTGAACGGCAAGTTCGGATTCAGGCCGCGACTGCCGGTGAATGTTGATCACACCATCAAGACCACCGCCATCAGCTGGGACTACACCTTCACAGAGGATCACCTGCTGCCGGATGGCTTTGAGATCAAGTACATCCCTCTGGCCGATCGGCTACCAGTCACGCTGCAGATGATGTGGCGGCAACAGCCAGAGTCAGACATCGGATTCCCGCGCACCACTGAGATCAGCTACAGCGGTGAGGCAACGGCTGGCCCGTTTGAGCAATACGACTTAAGCGGCTACTGCACCAGCGAAACGCACGCGGTAAAGGTTGGCGCCTACAGGTTGGCGCGGCGCAAATTCATCACGCACACGCTACGGCTGAAGGTGCGGCCGGCCAATTACAACAGCTTGCTCACTCAGGGCGACATTGTGCGCGTGCGGTTGCGGCGTGAGACAGCCCTTGCTGCGCTGGATTACCACGATTTCCTCTATGAGATTGAGCGCATCGAGAAGACGGCTAGCGGCGCCTGCATCTTTGATCTGACGCATTTCCCCATTGATGCGCAGGGCCGCAGCTTGGTGGCGCTTGAGGTGGCGGCTGCAACGGCGCCTGGTGTGGCGATCGCCTCAGGGCGTAGTGACTACAGCTGCGATGACAACAGCGCAACGCCTGGCACTGATGTTGGCAGCGGCGGAATCGACTTCCCGGCCTTTGATGACACGCCAGATTTGGCAGATACAACCACAGACCTAGATGTGCCAACGGATGATCAATGGGCGAGTGGCGGCTATCCACCAATCGGGCCCGATGTGAGCCAGCCTTCTGGGGAGCCAACTGGCGGACAGACACCAATTGGCGGATGGAACAATCCAACCGATCCTCTCGAAACAACACTCGATCAGAGTGGTGTTGGCTACATCACTGGCGGCACGGGCACTGGCGGTGCTCCACAATCGGGCGACACACTCTCAGTTGCAGACACCGACTTCACCTGCGCTGGCCAGGTGTGCTGGAGCAAGATCAACAAAGATACTGGCGTTGAAACTGATATCTCTTGTCAGGATGAACCGATCAGTGGATCGTGGGATCTATCAATTACAACCGATGAGGTAGACCATTTCATCGTTGCAACTGGCCGATGCAAAGATCCATCCACCGCAAGCGGATGGGGGCCACCTCAATCACTCGGTCAAACTGCTGCCGTGCTACCGCCACCTGTGCCATCTTGCGGCGACCTTGTTAGTGTCACCATTAAGTGGAAGATGTCCATCGCTGGATACACCGGCGCTTGTGTACCAGACACAGATCTCTGCTTTGGGTTTGGCGGCAGTCAATACAGCAAAACTATTACCGGCGTTCCTCGCGGCACGCAGATCGACTTCAATGGTCAGATCAACGCCGGTGCTGGTACATGTGCAGACAAGATCAACGCTGCAATCAGCTACTGGAAGTGCAGTGGCGGTGTTGCCACCTATGTCACAGAAGCCCTCGGCACACCTGGCTGCTCATACAACGTCAGTGCGGGCTACACGCAGACGCCATACGACTATGAAGCTGTTGGTGACGTTACATACATAGGACCTTGATCATGGCCACCTTCCCATCGCTACAACCCGCTTCTCGCACCTATACGCCAGGCACTAATGCCAGCAGCGAATTTGCAGTGCTCGATGGCTATGAGGCCAGCGTGCGCCACAGCAATGCCAGCGTGGCGCATCTGCTGCGGATGACCTTTGTGGCGCTCACAGCAGCTGAGAAGTTCAACATCATCAGCCACTACGCGCTTCACGGCACTTTTGAACCATTCGATCTGCCGAGCAGCTTGCTCACCGCCACCAACGTCACATTCCCATCCGGCTACCTCTGGCGCTATCTGGCGC